GGGGCCGAAAAGGGGGCGAAGAGTCCCTGAGCGTAAAAAGTTTACCCCGCTCTAAACCATGACCGACTTGGACTACGCCCTCCAGACCCTGCCCGAGGCACTTCTGCGCTGGATTGTGCGGCAGGTGCGCACCGGACTGGTGACGCCGGAGCAGGCCGCCGCCCAGTTCGTGCCGTCCGAGAACGACCCCAGGAGGGCAATTGTCGCCCGAGGTCTGGCCCAGATCGCCAAGATGCCCGAGCGCAAGCTGCCGGACCGCCTGAAATGACCCAGACCGAATACGCCAAGCACTCGGGGTTGACAAAGGGAAGGGTGTCCCAGTTGGTCAAGGCCGGGATGCCGTTGACCTCCCCTGAAGCCGCCGACCAGTGGCGCGGAATGTCTTCCCAACGTAAGGCTGTGCCCACCCCGACCGAGGCAGGCCCTTACCGCCCACCAGAAGCGCAAGCGCCGCCCGACCCAGCCGCGATCTCCGCAGACACTCCGCAGGGTGCATACGAGCGCCAGAGGAACATCGAACGCGCAGCCTATGCCCTTGCGGCTAGAGCGCTCAAAAACGGGCAGCCAGACGCCGGACGCCTCGTGTCGATCCACGCGCAAGCAGCTCGAAACCTAACCCAAGCCCGGCAAGAGGTCCTCGACCTGTCAGAACGCGAGCGCACTCTAGTCTCCGGCGATTGGGTTCGAAAGGTCATGACTGAGCATGACGGGGCGGTCGCCACGCTAATCAAGTCGATGCCGAGACAACTTGCAGGACGGATTGCACCCCACGACCCGGAGCACGCCGAGCGGGAGCTTGAGCGATGGGTGCAGGACATTTGCCTCGCAACTCTTCACTCAACAGATCCTTGGAAATGAAACACGCCGACAAGATCGAACTCATCGAGATCGAGAAACTGATCCCATACGCCCGAAACTCTCGGACGCACTCAGACGAGCAGGTCGCGCAGATCGCCGGGAGCATTCGGGAGTTCGGATTCACAAATCCGGTGCTCGTAGACAAAGACGGGACCATCGTTGCAGGTCATGGCCGCGTCATGGCTGCTCGCAAGCTCGGGATGGCATCGGTGCCGTGCCTACGGCTTGGTCACCTTACCGAAAGCCAAGTCCGCGCTTACGTTATTGCGGACAACAAGCTGGCGCTGAACGCGGGGTGGGATGAGCAGATGCTGAAGTCTGAGATTGCCGCAATCAAAGACGACGGCTTCGACATCGACCTGCTTGGATTCTCTGACGACGAACTCTCAGAACTCCTGCAACCCGAGATCGTGGAAGGTCAAACTGATCCGGATCAAGTTCCAGAAGCCCCGGAAGAACCAGCGACAAAGCCGGGAGATTTGTGGGTGCTCGGAGACCATCGCCTGCTTTGCGGGGATTCAACCAATTTTGAATCTGTGAACAGGTTGGTTTTGAATCAGAAAGTCGACATTCTGATCACAGATCCGCCGTACAACGTAGCTTACGAAGGCAAGACGGAAAAAAAGCTAAAGATTGAAAACGACTCAATGGAGGACGGCGCATTCAGGCAATTTCTCCAAGATGTCTACACCGCGGCAGACTCTGTCATGCGCGAAGGCGCTGTGTTCTACATTTGGCACGCGGATTCAGAAGGGCACAACTTCAGGGGAGCAGCTTTTGAAACAGGATGGAAAGTGAGACAATGCTTGGTGTGGAATAAGAACACACTGGTGTTGGGCAGGCAAGACTACCACTGGAAGCACGAGCCTTGTCTTTATGGCTGGAAAGACGGTGCTGCTCATTATTGGGGGAGCGACAGGACTCAAACCACTGTTCTTGATTTTAACAAACCTTCAAGGAACGGAGAACATCCAACAATGAAGCCGGTGGAGTTGTTTAAGTATCAGATAGGAAACAGCAGCAAGCCGGGCGACGTTGTGCTGGATTTGTTTGGAGGGTCTGGAACAACCGCTATCGCTTGCGAGCAACTTGGCAGGAAGGCCCGCTTGATGGAGCTGGACCCTCGTTATTGCGACGTGATCGTTAAGCGATGGGAGGATTTCACCGGAAAGAAAGCCGTTCTCGAGTCTGCCAATGCTGACTGACCTTCAGCGCGACATCCTCGAGTTCCGGCGTCAGCAGTACCGCCCGACGCCGCGGCAGACCGTCGTCGAGTGGAGCGAAGCAAACCTTAAACTCACCCAGCGGCAGACGGAGCACCCCGGACCATTCACCACGTCGATCCGCCCGTACACGCGAGAACCGATGGAGGCGTGGAAAGATCCGTCCGTCTCCGAATGCACGCTCTGTTGGGGATCCCAGACCGCGAAGACCACGACGCTGATGGCTGGTCTGGCGTGGCTGATCGACAACGAGCCATGTCCGGCGCTTTGGCTAATGCCGACGGAAAACCTTGCCCGGTCGTTCAGCAAAAGCCGATGGCTCCCAATGCTCGAGGATTCACCGGCGATGGTGGCGCACTTTCCAGCGGACAAGGACAAACTCACGAACCTTGAACAGCACTTCGACCGCTCTACGTTGACGTTTGTCGGCTCAAACTCCCCGGCAAACCTAGCCAGTCGACCCGTCCGTGTGCTGATCGCAGACGAGGTCGACAAGTTTGCGTCAGCCAGCGAAAAAGAGGCCGACGCTCTCGACCTCGCAGAGCAGCGCCTCAAGGCGTTTTCGTCCTCAAAAGCCTTTCTGACCTCCACGCCAACGGTAACGGAAGGCCGAATCTGGCAGCGGTTCCTACGTGGAGACCAGCGCCGGTTTTATGTTTTATGCCCACACTGTAAAGTCCCGATCAAACTAGAGTGGCGGCAGGTCAAATGGGACGAAACCGCAAAGCTCGAGGACGGAAAGTGGGACTTTAACAGGGTTCGTGGTTCTGCTCGGTACGAATGCCAACTTTGCAAAGGCAACATCTCTGACGCGCAGAAGGTCGCTGCGCTCCGGTCCGGTGTCTGGGTCGCGGAGAACAAAGGAGCGCTCCCCGGGGTGCGGTCATACCACCTGTCCAGTCTCTACAGCCCGGATCGCAAATGCACATGGGGCCACCTCGCCGTTGCCTTCCTAGAGGCCAAGGACTCGTTGCTGGGACTCCAAGGCTTCATCAACGGTAATCTCGCAGAGCCTTGGGAGAACCAGTCAGCGCCGCGGCAACGGGACGAAATCGTCGTGGCTGGAGCTGAAGCAACAGACGAGAAGTCGGTAAAGTTCATGACGGTCGATTGCCAAGCGACCAGCCCGCACTTCTGGTTTGTCGTTAGGGCATGGAACGAGGACGGATCCTCGAGAACCATCGACGCGGGATCTCTGGACACTTGGCAGGACGTCCGAGACAAACAGCTCGAGCACGGAGTGCAGGACGTCCACGTCGTGATCGACTCCGGCTATGATGCCCCGGCGGTTTACGCGGAGTGTCTGCGCTACGGCAGGTTTGCAAATCGAGCCGGACGGGTTCCGCTTTGGATCGGCTGGATGCCATCCAAAGGAATGCCGCGCCGGGGATGGCGCAACGCGAAGAGTGGCGTTGACGAACCGTTCTTCTTGCGCGGAATTGACCCTCGGGTAGGTGACAACGCAGGAAGGCAGGGATCGCTCGAACTGAAGCTCCTTGAGTTTGGCACGGACGTCACCAAAGACATCCTCGAGCGTTTGCGCCGTGGTGGAACATCAGCCCGTTGGGAGGTCCTCGAGAAGGCTGCCAGCACCGACTACTGGAGGCACATGGACTGCGAGCAAAAGATCGCCCGCCTGTCTAGTGCCACCGGCAGGACGACGTGGACATGGCTTCCGCGCTCCTCCAAATGGCCGAACCATCTCTTTGACTGCGAGGTCATGCAGGTTGCCGCTGCGCTTTTCCACAACCGACTCAGACTTAACACTGATGCAGGCTGAACTTCACACCGTCAAAGAACTCGCTGGGCTGCTCAAGCGAGCCACATCCTACGTCTACGCGATGCGTGCCCAAGGATTCCGGATGCCCGGCGGACGGGCGACACTCGCGCAAGCCCTGCAATGGTTGGAAGAAAACCCAAATCCTCGGCGCAAAATCGCAACGAGCGAAAACGGCATCGAATGAAACAAAACGGTGTTGGTCGTATCGTTTCAAACGAGGATGAATCCAAGGGGCCAATATGATTGAACCGATTTCCAGAGCATACGTCGTGCGACGCGGAGACGTTTGGGTGGGT